ATGGGGACCATCGTCGAGCGCGCGCGGAAGAACGGGACGACGGGGTATCACGCCCAGATCGTCGTCAAAAGGGACGGCCGGGTCCATCGCGAGACCCGAACCTTCGACCGGCGCGCGGCGGCCGCTGCCTGGATCAAGAAGCGGGAGACGGAACTCGACGCCCCTGGCGCCCTCGAACAGGCGAAGACCGAGGATCCGACGCTCGCTGCGGCGATCGACCGCTATATCGCCGAATCACGCAAGAGCATCGGCCGGACCAAGGCCCAGGTGCTGCAGGCCATCAAGGGCTACCCGCTGGCCGCCCTGCCCTGCTCGGCGGTGACGCGCGCCGAGATCACCGCCTTCATCACCGAGCTCGGCAAGGGGCGCGATCCGTCGACGGTCGGCAATTACCTGTCCCATCTGTCCGCCGTTATGACGAGCGCCCGGCGTGGCTGGGGCTGGTCGCTCGATCCGGAGGCGCTGAAGGATGCCGCGTTCGTCGCCCGGCGCATGGGCCTGGTCGGCAAGTCGAAGCGCCGCGAACGGCTGCCAACCCTCGACGAGCTCGACCGGCTGATGATGCATTTTGGCGCGGTGCGGACGCGCCGGCCCTCGTCGCTGCCGATGCAGCAGATCATTGCCTTCGCGCTGTACTCGACGCGTCGCCAGGAGGAGATCGTCCGCATCACCTGGGCCGATCTCGATACGCCCCACAGCCGCGTGCTGGTGCGCGACATGAAGAACCCGGGCGACAAGGTCGGCAACGACGTGTGGTGCGAGCTGCCGCCGGAGGCGCTGGCGATCATCGCGGCCATGCCGCGCGCCGCGGCGCGGATCTTCCCCTACTCCACCGACGCGATCTCGGCGGCCTTTACCCGGGCCTGCGCATTCCTGGGGATCGTGGATCTCCACTTCCACGATCTCCGGCATTGCGGCGTGACCCGCCTGTTCGAGATGGGTCGAACGGTGCCGCTCGCCGCCTCGGTGAGCGGGCACCGCTCCTGGCAGAGCCTGCAGCGCTACACGCATATTCGCCAGACCGGGGACCGATTCGCGAAATGGCCGTGGCTTGCGGTGGTGACGAAGTCCTAGGGCGACCGGGTTCGACTTATCGCAGTCATTCAGGCGCAGCCGTGCGCATCCCGAAAGCGGACGCATGCCCGCCGCTACTAAGGCAGTGCTGCGCCCATTTCGGCCGTTCAGGCCGCCGTTCGGCGCGTAGCTTGAGACTGGGCTCGCGGGGCTTGCCCATCGCGTCGAAAAGCAGATCGGCCGTGCCCTTTAGGGTCTGCTGTCACCTGAGGTGGTCTATTGCAGCGGCGAGGCAGAGGACGCCGCTGAAGCTGGCGGCGGTCTTCTCGTAGCGCGTAGCAACGGCTCGCCATTCCTTTAGCCGTGCCCAGAGCCGCTCGACGATGTTGCGGTTGGTGTAGATCCAGACGGGACAGCGCGCGGGAGCCTCGTTGCACTTGGACGGGATGGCGGGTTTTGCCCCGGCGTTTCGGACGTGCTGCCGGAAGCGGTGGCTGGAGTAGCCCCGATCCGCCACGACCCATCCCGGAACGCCCGGTAGGTGATCGAGTAGGGGCAGCGCATGAGGCAGTTCATGGGCCTGTCCCGGTGCAATCCGAAACGCGATCGCGTGGCCGGCGCCGTCAGCGATCATGCAAGCTTTCGTCCCATAGCCGCCACGTGATCGGCCAACAGCTCCACGAGCGTCTCGATCGGCTGCAGATCCCCCCTTTTGGCGCCACCTGCCGCCTTCTGGTGCGCGCATGTTGGTGCCGTCGAGGAACACCTTGCCCAGCTGAACGCCGCGCTCCTGCACGAGAGCAAGTAGACGCTCTCATACACCGCCACGCGACCAGCGGATGACGATCTGCGCGGCCCGCCACCACGGCCCCAGGTCTTGCGGGATGGCGCGCCACTTGGCACCGTTCTAATGCCGCCACAAGGTGGCCGAGAGCGGGCGCCGCAGGTCTTGGGGTGGCGTCTTCGCCTTCGGTCGACAAGCCTCAAGCCGCGGCTCCAAAACGGCTTATTGTGCATCGCTCAGCATCGTCCCTCCTCGGATAGGACGGACAAAACGCATGCTCTGCCAAATGGTTCAGGCGACGACAGGCCCTAGACGCGATGATCTTGGCCGAGCTCTACATTGAGCTTCTCAGCGAAAAGCAGATGGGTTTAACCTTGTGCCGGCCCTACAATGTCAGCTTCGGCCGACGTAGGGACCGACCGTCCAGCTGAGCCGAGCGTGTTCAAGATGCAGCATACCGATGCGGAGCGCGCAGAGCACCGTCTCATGATTTTAGGCGAGTGTTCGATATTTTCTCGGCAATAGAAGACTCAACGCCCATGTCGGCGTAAACCCGTTGCAACTCGTTCTCAAGGTGCTTGATACGCTCACGTATATCCAAATAAGTTGTATGTGCTCGTCGAACGTCTGGTTTCATATCAGCCGGCGACGCGCGTCTTTCTTCGATCGGAAATTGCATTAATCTAGACCGAGCGCCTGGAATGCCCATGCTCAGCCGTTCAATTTCACCTTGGAGAGATCTCCGGCGATCATCTAGAGCGTGGAAGCGCCGCAATTCATACTGATGTTCGGGTGCCTCGTAATACCTCCGCGGAAATTGTTTATTTCCAATATCGACTAAGAACTCCGGCCCTGACGTTATCATGCTGAGAGGAATTAATTCCACGGCGTTTTTCTTTGCGTCAGCTACACTTTCTTCTGAGACGTTAATTTTTAGGTATTTTTTAGCGTTTTCCAGAAAACGAGATACGTTATAGAAATATATCGACCGTCCTGTGTTCTTTCGGTATTCTCGTCTGAGTTCTGGCAGTGCACCTATTGTTTTTCCGTTCTCTTTCTTCCACCAGTCTTCTTTATTATCTTCGGTGACGAAAATGACATCTTTTTTATTTGTTGTTGCATACTCAAGGATCTCGAACCAGAGCAGCACATCACCAAACACAGAGCGATCCGGATTGCTCTTGTCTTTCTGTTTTTCTTTTGCATCTATAAAGCCTGGCGGAGCTCCGGCTGCCGTTCTCTGCCTAGCTTCCTCGATCCTTCTATCAAGAACTTCAGGAGAAGGTTCTGAGCCGAGCTTCCCAATATAAAATCGACCAAGTCTGTCATGGATCTGATTGAAATAGTCCGCTAAAGGACTTTCGCTGTATTCTTTGCGGATGTCGGTGATACTGTCTTCGACGAACTTTGATAATTCGGCAACCTTTCCGTCAAGCCGTAGCTTCGGATGTATGCCAAAATCTTGTAACCCTCGGAGACGATTGCTCGAAGCGGTATGAGCAGTCTCAAAGTCCTTCATTGCTGCTTGAAACGAACTTTCGGCTTCCTGAATTTTTGTAAAGCGGTTGCGTTGGTATTCCCAGGCGATCTGATATGGACACCAAATGCGACTGGGAATTGCCTCTAAGATTTCGAAAATTTGCTGTACGGTTGTTTCGCGATACCGAAACAGCCTTAAGAGCGAATTCGTATCAAATATTATCAGACCATTTGTCCACATCTCGGCGAATTCGGTTTCAGATGGAACATAATGCTCCAAAAATTCATTGCGCATACTTAATTTCTGCCTTGCGTTATTTTATTTGCAGTGTCTGGTGAAGCCGGCGGATAAATTTTCCATATTAACTTGAATTAATGGAGGATGACAATTGTGAAATTTTATTGTTCGTCTTGGGTCGTATACGAACGCGCCGAAATATCGCAGACTGAATCCAAAAAGTGGATTTCGCTGCAGCACAATTTTTCTGCCATGTGCGTTTCGGACACTTCTTTGTCATTCAAGTATTGAACATATCTCGTGTCGGCGTCTGCACGAGCCGGCGCATCAGGCCGCTCACGCTTGCGCAGCACTCTGCAGGCCTGTCAGAGCTTAATCTCGTTTTGCGAGTAAGCATCTTGAATAGCCTCGAACGCCGCGAGCGCGCCGTCAAGCGGGTAGATGACGCCGAGGCGCAGCTCGACGTGGCCGCCCTCGTCCCAAACCTCAATGGCGACGGGGTGCGGGGCGAGACCGGTGCCCCCAGGCTCACGGCTTTCGGCAGCCGAAGCGCGGCGAGGCAGTGGCTCTCGTATTTGCGTGTGACCTTGGCGCCAGGCCCGCGCTGGTGGCGGCAGGTGGCGGTGAGCGCCCGCAGGAGGTCGAGCGTCGCGATCTCCGGCCCGAACCGGGCCATCAGACCGTCCAGGCGGTAGCTTCCGTGGCGGCGGCAGGTGGCGCAATCGACGGCCAGCCGATCACCGGCGATGTCGCCGAGCGTCTGCATCGCGTCACCCGTTTAGACGGCCGCGCGCGTAGCCGTGGGAGACGAGCCGACCCTGCTCGGCGGCGTGCCGCTCGACCGCATCAAGGTCGGCGAGCGCGTCGGCGATGGCCTGAACCAGGGCGGACCAGCCGTCCCGGTGCGCGGCTCGATAGTAATGCAGCGCAATGGCCTCAGCCTCGGTGAGGCGAATGTCCACAGGCGGCTCGTGCGGCTGAGTGTGCATCACGGTTCGGACCCCTTGCGGAACAGATGCAGAACAAAGCGCAGGGAGGAAGGTGGTTCAACCGCCAGTTTAAGGAGTCCGGAGATCGCGGTGGATCGCTGTGGAGCGTTTCGGAAAAGGCCAAGGCCCGTCAAGCTTTACCGCTACCACGGCACGGCCGGGCACGAATCGGTCGCCGACCTGCAGGGATGGACCTGTCCGTCCGCAGCGCCGGTGCGCCTCCTGATAGGCGCCGCTCAGTGCGGCGCCAGCCCGACCTTCGCCAGCACGATCCCCCCGAACGCCAGCAGCGCCGCCGAGGCCAGTCCCCAGCCGATCCGGTACAGCGTCCGGACCTGCCCGTTGACCTCGGCCAGCCCCTTCGCGGCCTCCGCCTTCGCCCCGTCCACCGCCTTGTCGATCCGCCGCTCGATCTCGTCGCGCGCCACGAACAGCTCGATGTCGCGCCGGTAGGCCACGCCCTCCAGCTTCTCGTCCATCCGGTCGAGCTTGCCGCCGAGCACGTCCATCTGCCGGCCCGTGGCCTCGACCCGCTCGATCAGGCGCCCGATCCATTCGGGCAGATGGTCGGCCATGGATCCGCTCTTCCGCCCGCCGCCGGCGGCCCGCATCGCGCGGGCTCGGGCCGGGATCTCGTCCGTCACGGCGCAGGTGCCGCCGGGATCTCACCCTTTCGGCCCAACCACCTGCGGCACGATCTTGTCGACCGAGCGCGCCAGCATGTAGGCGCCGATCCCGACGGTGAGTAGCGACCACAGCTCCGCCGGCACGCCCTTGAGCGCGCTCACCACCTCGACGTGAAGCCCGATCATCGGTGAGATCACGCCGACCCAGGTGATCATCGCCAGCGCCCACAGCACCGTGATCGGCCGGGCGTTGCGGGCGAGCGGGCTCTCCGAGCCGGCATCGGCCTTCATCACCTCGGCCATGGCCCGGCCGAGGTCGCCCTGCTGCTCGATCAGGGCCTTCTGGAGCTCCAGCTGCACCTGCAGGCGCTGGCCTCCGTCGGGCAGCACCTTCGCCAGGATCGGACCGACGGCGCCGAGCAGGGCCGGGAGGATGGCGAGGAACCCCATGGCTAGAGACCCTCCTGCATGTTGGAGCGGATCGCGTCGCGCAGGCGCAGCCACCAGGATTCCGGCTCGACGGGTGGCGCGCCCGTCATCGGCGCGAGTGGGTCGGGCCGCGGCGGCGCGGTCGGCGCCGGGTCGGCCGCCGCTTGCACCGGCGCGGGATCGCCCCGGCGGGCGTAGACCGCGCCGTAGGCGGGCAGCGCCGCCTGGTCGCGCTCGCCCTGCCGGCGCGCGAGGATCGCGGCCGGCCGGTCCCACAGCAGGAACGCCTCGACCGCCCGCGCCAGGTCGCCGGCATTGGCGAGCCGCACGACGCTGGAATGCGCGAAGTTCGCTTCGCCGATGTTGAAGCAGAGCGAGCAGCAGGCGTCGAAGAACGGCTGCGGCACCGGCTTGGCGAGCGCGGCGCGCACGGCCGCGACGTAGGGCCCGAGATCGGCGGCGAACAGCGTATCGGCCTCGCCTTGCGTCAGGCACAGGCCCTCACTGACGGCGGGCGGCCCGGCTGCGCTCGTGTGGCCCCGGCCGATGGTCCAAACGCCGACGCTGTCGCGGTAGGCGCGCAGCCGGCAGCCTTCGCGCGCGGCTAGCGCCGCCCGCCCGAGGGGTGAGAGATCCATGGCCGGGCCTCAGGTGTCGGGGGAACGGGATCGGCCTACGGGAACAGCCGGACCGGGCCGCGCACCAGCGGCTTGAACGCGTCCGGCACCATCGCGACGGCGCGGGCGTTGCTGTCGCTGATGCGCCAGTCGAAGAACGGCTTCTCGTCGGGCTTGCCGGTCGCTGCGCGCCACGCGGCGAAGTAGGCCGCCGGATCGGCGATGCCGCGCCCGCCGCCGGGGTTGAGGACGATCGGGCTGGTGAGCGGCCCGGTGTTGCCCTCCCACACGATCGAGGTCGGCGCCTCGCCGCGCAGGACGATGGCCGCCGCGTCCGGGCGCGCCGCGAGGCCGACATAGGTCCAGCAGTCGCGGATCGCGATCGAGCCGCCGCGCGCATAGCCGAAATCCGCGTTGCCGCTCGCGTCGGAATTCGCCACCGTGAAGTGGTGGCAGATCGGCAGCCCGCCCTCCTCGCCGCCGAACCGGCAACCCAACGCGGCGAAGCTGCCGCGCACGTCGACCCAGCGCGTGTCGGCGATCCAGCCGCTCGATCCGTCGGCCTTCTGGCCGAGGACGGGAATGCCCGCCCATCCGATCAGGGTGAGCCTCTGGAAGTAGCGCGACTGGCCGTTGACGGTGTGGTTCATGCAGTAGACGGCGCGGTCGGCCGTAAAGTTGTCGGCGAGCGGCTGGCTCCAGCCGCCGATGATGGTGGTGATGTCCGTCTCGGTCCGCACGTCGCCGTTGCAGCGCACGAAGCGCGGGCGCTCGAGGTGCAGGCTCGTGGAATAGGCCTGGACGGCGTCCACCGCGTAATCCGCGGTGTCGGCGAAGGAACAGCCCAGGATGTCGAACAGGCCCTCGTCGATGTTCGGGTTGCCGACGCAGACGCCGTGCAGGCCGCCCTGGAAGTTGAGGTCGCGCAGCCGCAGCCGCGTAAAGCCGAACTTCCCCGGATCGCTGGCGGGGCGCCCGTCGAGGATCGCGATCGTCCGGTCGGGGGTGAACAGCCGCGCGAGGCCGACGCCCTCCATCGCGTGGGTCGGGAGGATCGGCGCCGTGACCTTGATGTTGCCCGACAGCTTCAGCGCCGGAAACGACCACGACTTGCCGGTGCCGTCGGCCACGCCACCCAGCGCCTTGACGGTCGTGCAGGCATTCTGGAGCGCCCTGGTGTCGTCGGTCGTGCCGTTGCCGGTCACGCCGAACATCCGCCCGTGATAGCCGTGCAGGCGGATGATCTCCTCCAGCACGAGGAGGGCCGGCGTGCCGAGCGCCCGGGCCGACATCTTCGAGATCGGGCCGGTCGAGGCGTCCTCGCCGGTCAGCGCGATGCGGTCGAGCTGTGGCGCGGGGTCGAGGATGGCGGGCATGCGGACGGTCCTCGTTCGGGCGTGCGGCCGGGCGCCGGCGGCCCGAGACGGGGGCGCCGGTCGCGATGGGCGGGTGCAGGGGGCTGGTGAAGGAGGCTCGGGCGGACGGCTACGGGCCGGTCGCCGCCGGGGGCGTCACGGCGAGGAGGCCGCCGGACAGGTAGGGCGTCTCAGGCGTGTCGGGCTTGGCGGCCGCGATCAGGCCGGTCAGGACATGCGGTGTGGTCAGCAGCTCGGCGATGGCGGCCTTGGCCTGCGCGCGGGCGATCGCGGGGACCGCCTCGAGGGCGCGCTCCAGCACGGCGCGCGCGACCGCCTGCACCATCGCGGCGTTCGCGATCTGCCGGGACTCGGCGTCCGTGGCCGGCGTCGGCGTGGTCGGCACGCCGGTCAGGGCGACGTCGGCGAGCAGCCGCGCCACCTCCGCCCGCGCGGCCTGGATCGCCGCCTCGGCCGAGCCGAGCGGCTGCAGGACGACCACCTCGACGATGCAGGGCTGGAGGCCCGGGCGCAGGCCGGCCGGGCGCGATCCGCCAGACGGCGCGGATTCCGAGGTCAGGGCCGCCAGGGGCAGGATGTCGGCCATCAGGGTTCGCCCTCCTGGGCCAGGGTGCCTTCGAGGAACGTCTCCACGCGGCCGTCCTCCGTTACCGTCTGGACGCGGAACGCCACGATCCGGTCGCCGAGATCGGTGAGATCGGCGCTCGCGATCGGGTAGGCGACGAGGCCGGTCCGCGCGTCGACCTTCAGGCCGCCGCCCGGCAGGCTCCGCAGGGTGCGCGCGCCGCCCGGCCAGTCGATGCGCCAGGCGAGGCTCACGGTCTCGCTCGGCAGCAGCACGGCTTGCCGCGTCACCGGATCCAGCGCCCACAGCCGCAGCATCAGCAGCGGCGTGTCGCCCCGGCGCAGGCGGAGATCGTACCGGGCCGGGTTCATGGGACCACCGGGCGGGCGACGGTCACGGTCGGCACGCCGCCGTTGAACCAGGTCACGCCGGGCTCGGTCGGCCGCGTCCTGGGCAGGCCGGAGAGCCACGCCTGCCACCCGGCGTCGATGACAGCCGCGGCGAGGTCGGCCGGGATCGGCACGCGCACGAAACTCGCCCCGTGGGACGTGAAGGCGTCGGCGCCGGTGGCGACGGGGCCCGCCGCCCGCAGGTACAGCCCGGCGCCGCCGTCGCCCGCATGGGCGCGGCCCAGGAGCGCGACGAGCTGCGCCGATTCCGGGATCGCGCCGGCCTGCGCGTCGCCCTTCGAGCCGAAGGAGACGGTGAGCGGCGTGCCGACCGCGCGCTCGACCACGGCGAGGCGCGCGGGCAGGTCGCCATGCTCGAGCGCGGCGAGCCGGCCCTCGAATGCCGCGGTGGGGGCGTCCTGCAGGAACTGGCCGGTCACGTCCGCGACGTCGAGCACCTCGACCGCCGTGGTCGCCGCGTCGCCGTAGGTCACGACGGCGCCGACCGCGAAGCGGGCCCGCGGCGACAGGGTCAGCGCGCCGCCGAGGCCGAGGGTGCGCGCGAACAGCACCTCGACGGCCTGCCGCCCGTCCGCGACTGTCAGCGCCGGGAACGCGCGGCCGACCGCGATGCCGTCGGCCCCGGGCAGGAGCGCCAGCGACTGGTCGAGGGCGACGATCACGGCGCGGACCGCGTCCCCCGACGGATCGGGGGTGTCGACCACGCGGCGGATCACGGCGCGCAGGCGGTAGAGCCGCCCCTCCTCGATCGCGACCGCGCGGCGCATGCCCAGCGCGCCGGCCCCAATGAGGCAGGCCACCGGGCCCGCATCCGAGGGCGTGACATCCTCCGGCCCGAGCGGTGCCAGGGCGGCGCGCGGCCCGGCCAGAGCCTCCGGCGCCGCGGCCCGGTTGAAGGCGGCGAGGGTCTCGCCCGGCCGGGCGGTGCCGATCGCCGCCGCGCGCCGCGCCGCCACCGTGTCGGCCTCGGCGGCGGCCAGCCGCCGCGACAGCCCGTCGAGCCGCGCGCGCACGGCGGCGACGGCCTCCACCGCGTCCGCGTCGCCGGCGATCCGCGCCTCCGCTTCGGCCTGGACCAGCGCGGTGCAGGCCGCGGTGACGGACGCGACCGCCTGATTGATGTGCGCGACCCGGTAGCCGGCTTCCGCGTAGACCGTCTGATTCGCCGTGATGGCGGCCGCCTGGATCTGCGCGTCGAGCGCGCGCGACGCGGCCGCGACGGCGCCCTGGCGCGCGGCGATCTCCGCCGCGATCTGTGCCTGCAGATCGGCGACGTCCTGCGTGAGCGGATCGACGGCGTCGCAGAGCGCCACAATGCTGCTAAGCGTCGCGGCCGTGTTGCCCGTGATCGGTCGAGGAAGTGCCATGCTGGCCTCTTGATCTGACGCGCGCGCGCGATTCGCCGAAGCCGAGGCGTCCTCGGCGTTAGGGCGTGCGGCGTGCTGAAGACTGAGACGAAGAGTGAGATGAAGGCTTGGAGTTGCGCGCGACACGGCCGGGGATGGCTCTCGTGTCGAAACGCAATCCGCTTGAACGTGTGAAGGGCTGCTCAGGGTGGCTTTCAGTCGGTCCGCTTCAGAGCGGACAGGCATCGAAGCAGACGTGGATGCCCCGCGCGTGCCCGGCCCCGTGCCGAAGGCCCGACGCCGTAGCTGGACCGCATAGGTACGGGACTTACGGCACCCTCTACAGAATCGCTAATCGTCGTTCAGGTTACCCAAACTGGATTTGGGCAAACTTCCGGTTTCGTCATGTCATTCACTGGACGGCGCAACGCCGATCTGGAAGTGATGAGAGAGCGAAATTGAATGCAACGAGCGCGGCATGTGGCGTGGGAGAGTCGGAGCGCGGGCGGAGTCGGCTACGTCCTTTGATGCTTTGGACAGCCGACTGCACCCCCGAGGCAGGCATCGGGCTGGCCAAGTGGCCGTACTATTCGCTATCTCCAAAACTTCGGTTAGGCAGCTTCATGGCGCTCTAGTGCCGATGGGCTTCGCTGCGACGCTCCTGCTCGTTTCGCCGGCCCTAGCCTACGACGACAGCGACTGCGCCCGCCAACAGACTGTTCCAGTCAGTGTCGACGAAGACTTCGGAAATTGGTCCGAGATGGATGCGGCGCGAAAGCGGGCACTAGACCGAACGAACCAGCTCGCCATCAGCCAAATTGTGGGCGTCGAGGTGAAGTCGTCGCGCGAAAATCGCGCGGAGATTGTAAATAGCGATGCCGAGCAACGCTTCAAGCAACTGGAGCAGACGAATCTCGCCGGCTTCGTGCGTGTGAAGATCCTCGAAGAAAATCGGAAGACGACGGAGGCGGGCGGTTCTCTCTCGATCAAGTCCGAGGTGACAGTCTGCGTACCGAAGTCGCAGACGGTCCGGAAGGAGGAGCAAGAGCGCGCCGCCCGGCAGCAGCGACCCGCCAAGCCTGTTGATCCGATGACTGTCGCTTGGTTCGATCCCGTCACCGGCCAGCCGCGGGTTTGGTACTGGCGCGAGGGATCGAACTACGAATTCTTCGACAATTCCGGCTTCCACCCGCGGACCGGCGACAAGCTTCTGATCGTCGACCGGAAGGTAGTGACGGAGTGGCGCCAGAGCGTCGAGCGGGCGAAGCGCGAGGCTGTCGAACGGGTACAATGGGAGGCCGCCCAGCGGGAGGCCGAGGCGCAGCGGCAAGCCAAGATCGCCCGGGCTGGGGAGCTGTGCGACCAAGCCGCCGCGGGGCCTTATGATCCTGATCGGCCCAAGACCACGCCCGGAGTGGCCTGGGAGGTCCTGAGGGGTGCGGGTGGCCAAGCGGTTGAGGCTTGTGAGATCGCTGCCCGACAGTACCCGGAAGAGCGCCGTTACCGCTACCAGCTAGCCCGGGCCTACCAAGCGTCGGATCCGAGGAAGGCATTGCCGCTGCTGCAGGTCCTGATGCGGCAGAACTACCGCGCTGCCTACGACAATTACGGTTGGGCGCTCCTCGATACCCGAGTCGGCCGCAACGATCTAACTGGCGCCCTCGCGAGCTTTCGGCAGGGGGCCAACCTGGGGGATCCCGATGCCATGGTCAGCTTGGCGACAATGATCTCGAAGGGCCGCGTCGAGGGGGTGGGCCAAGACGAAGCCTACCGTTTGTTCAAACGGGCCGCAGGCCTGGGCCATCGCGAGGCATCCGAGGCGGTGGACCGCCTGATGGAAGGCCAGCGGCAGGCCGAGCAGCAGCGACTTCAGAATGAACAGGCGGCCCGTGCCTTCATGGGACTCGTAGGCGGTGCCCTCGGGGGTATCGGTCGGCGCTGAGCAAGGAGATGGTGATGAACGCGAAGCGTCTTGGTTCCTTCGGCGCGACCGCCGCCCTCTGCCTGGGTGTCAGCGCCGCGGCCCTGGCCCAAACGAGCGCGCCCCAGGGCGATGCGGAAGCGGCGGCGGCGCTCAACGGCGGAGCGCACCCGTCGGCCGGCGCGCAGCCCGCGTCGGTCGAACAATGCTGGGCCGATTGGAAGGCGAAGGAGAAGCTCGAGGACGGCAAGAACGAGAAGAAGAACGGGTACTTCGTCTACGTCGCCCACAGCCAAGCCTCTTTGCGAGAGACGGTGGGGTCACGCAATTGGCTCGCCGCCCGGGACGTGGCCTTCACCTATGCCGAGCTCAGCGCCCGGAAGTCGCTGGCTGAGGCGATGCGCACGACGATACGGTCGAACCGGTCGTTGACCGCCAAACTGTTGGGCGGAGACGACGCGCCGCCATCCCTGCGGCCGGTCGTCGATCAGCTCTCGATCGTCGACAAGTCCCTAGTCCTCACGGACAAGGCCCTCGATGCCGAGATCAAGAAGTTCGATCCCAAATGGTCAGGGGGGACCGAGGCCCAGAAGCGCGAGGCGATCACGACCGAGCAACTGCGGGTCAATCAAAGCATCGAGCGCAGCGCGGAGATGTTCGCATCCGGCGCCTTCACCGTCGTCCAGTGCGAGGGGCCAAGCCAACAGGATGAGGGCAGGTACAATGTCCTCACCGGCCTGATTTGGACACCGAAGCTTGCAGGAGTCGCGGAGACCATCTGGAATCCCACGCTGACGATCCAGAGGGAGGCGCCCCAAGCGCCCATCCGGCAACAATTCGAAGCGATCAAAGCCGAAAATCCGGACTGGTTGGCCTACACAATGGGGGCGCGGGTCTTCACGGACGAGAACGGGGAGCGGGTCGTCGTCGGCTTCGGCGTGGCGCCCCAGTCCAGCCTGATGCCGGCCGATCAAAGCCGAGCGAACTTGGCGGCCGTAGCAGCCATCCAGCGGTTTGTCAGCGAGAGGGTTCTGGCGAATGAAAAACGCCGTGACGATTACGAAAGGCGGGGAAAGAGTGACGGCTCGTCCCAGAGTTACAACCTTGACGCCTTCGACCAAGAGGTCAGAGCTCAGTCTGGCGATCTTCAGCTAAGGGGAGCCACCGAGATCCTGTCGTGGCGCGGCGAGCATCCCTGGTCCAAAGCGAAGATGCAGGTCGTGGCTGTCGCCTGGAGCCAGCGCTGGGCGGCAGACGCCGACGCGGTTGGGCGGGCGATGGGATCAGCCGAGCAACGCATGATGCGCCAAGGCGCCCTTCCGAATGCGCTCAAGAAGGGCGAGGGAACAGCGGAAGGCGTGCCTGCTGCAGCGCCAGTGAGAGCGGGGGCTGGCGTCTCTACGTCCGATTTTTAAGCCGCTAAGCGGATTGGTTAATGAGTGGATTGAGCGACCGTAAGTCAAACCTAGGAGGAATCTGTGCTGTACGAACGATCCTGATTATCAACCAAAGTTGCCAGTCGACTGACGAACGGCCGCTTTGAAGGAGCGCCAGCGATGGTCCGGGCGACCGCGTCGGGTCGAGAGCAGCTGCTGCCATAGTCCAGCGGATCGGACCCTGACCCCCTAGAACGCCTCAACGAACTCGATCTGCACGGTGCCGGTGCGCGCGAGCTGGAGGCTCATGGCAGCCGTGTCGTCGCTGGCCAGGCGCATCGTGCCCACCGGCGCCCCGAACTCGATCGCCGTGCCGGCCGGATAGGTGTCGCGCAGCCAGGGGCGCACGGCCACCGCCAGGATTCCGGGCGGGCCCTGCCGGCCGGGGTTGGCGAGCTCGCCGCCCGGCAGGTCGACGATCGTGTGCAGGCGGGCGCCGAGCGAGAGCATCATCCCGGGCTCCAGCACGCCGCCCCGGACCCGCTGCACGTCGAAGACGGCCGATCCGAGCGACGCGGTGCCGGCGGTCCGGAAGGCGAGCCCGGACGCCGTGTCGCCCGTCTCCAGCTCCGGATGCGTGATCCGCTGCCGGTAGGTGAGCGCGTTGCCGACGAAGTCGCGGTTCCAGGGCGCGCGCGGGTGCTCGTAGGGGCCGATCAGCCAGGTCGTGGTGCGCCCCAGCGCGATCACCCGGCGCAGGGCCAGGACCTGCGCCGGCGTGAGGCACGGAACGGTCAGCGCGGCCTTCCACCGGGCGGTGGGCGAGGCCACGACCTGCTCGTGGCCCAGGAAGGTCTGGCCGCCGGAGCGCGTGCCGCCGCGCAGAGACCACTCCTCGGCGGACGGCGCGAGCAGCCCCGGCCAGGGCAGCGGATCGGCCATGCCGTCGCGCGCCTCAATTCCACGTGTCGGGCATCGGCGGGCGCTGCCCTTCCCAGGCCGGATCCCAGGCATAGGCCGAGGCGTCGAGGCTGATCAGGTCCAGGGTCACGCCGGTGAGCGCCTTGCCGGCCATCGCCAGCGTGCCGCGCATCACCGCGAAGCTCGCGGCGATCCCGAAGGACGGCAGGTCGAGCCACACGGTCGGCTCGCCGTAGGCCGGGAGCCCGGCCGGCGACAGGCGCAGGCCGCTGAGCCGGAAACGCGGGTTGCCCTTGGCCATGGCGATCCGGGCGAGCCGCCGGGACTGGCTGTGCGACGGCGCGCGCACGAAGCTCTTCTCGGTCTCGATCACGCCCTGGAGCGCCTGCGCGGCCGGATCGTCCCACGGATCGCCCTCGGTCGGCTGATAATCGTGCCAGGGCGAGGTGTAGGTGTGCTTGATCCGGTTGAAGCTGCTGTAGGCCTCGTCGCCCTCCTCGAGCTGGTCCCAGCCTAGGATCATCGCCTCCGTGATGGTGACGACCGGCGCCTGCCAGCGCCCGCCGCGCACCGCCACCCGGCCATCGGCATCCTGGATCAGCTCGCCGTCGCAGGCCGCCAGCAGCCGGGCCAGCACCTCGGCGCGAGCCTCGGTGTAATCGTAGGCGCCCCAGGACCGGTAGCGCATCTCGGCGGTCGCGCCGTTCGGGTCCGGCACGACCAGCGCCACCGGCTCGTCGCAGACATCGGCCAGGGCGGCGAAGCTGGCGAGGTCGATCTCGGCCAACGCCAGGCCGTAGCCGCTCGCGTGCGTCAGGTAGTCGAGCAGGACGATCGCGGCGTTGTCGGTGTAGGCATAGTTGCCCGAGCGGGGATCGTAGGAGGGCGCCCCGGCGACCAGCAGGCGCACGTCCGGCGCGCCCTCGGGGAAGATCTGGCTGCCCTTCTTGAGCGGCGTGGCGACCACGACGCTGTAGCACAGGCCGGCCAAGCGCTTGCTCGCGCTCCAGTAGGGCAGCTTCAGCAGGGCGGACGAGGCCGGCTGGTCGTCGGTGCCGGCATGGCCCTCGATCACGACCTTGCCCTGATAGACGCTGTCCGGGACGCTGCCGCCGGGGCCTGAGGCGAGGCCGGTCTTCACGTCGCCGAGCCAGTATTGCAGGATCGCGACCGGCCCGACGCAATGGACCGCGCCGCGGTACAGGACCTTGTTGGTGTCGTTGTACTTCAGGGTGTCCAGGGCGAAGATCACGCCGCCGAGCTTGGCCTGGCCGAGGACGCGGCGGCGCGGCGCCACCGCCTGGCGAACGGTGATCTGATGGTCGGCGCGCTTCTCGCCGCCGAGCAGCGCCTGGGCGCCGTATTGCAGGCCGATCGTGCCCACCGTCAGGGCGGCGTAGCCCACGAGCGTCTCGGCGGAGACGCCCGCGATGGTCGAGCCGATGATGGCATCGAGCCCGACCTCGCCCAGGATCGCGACGCCGATCGCGGCCGGCATCAGAGGCGCCAGGCCGCGCGGGTCGGGAAGGCGCCGAGCGCCACGCCGGCTTGCCCCTTCACGGCCCAGCCCAGCGCGCAGCGGATCGCGCAGGCGGGACCGACCTCCGGGTGCGCGACGATTCCGACATCGCCGGGGCGCGGCGCGTCGGTCCGGACGAATCCGGCCGCGTCCATCAGCGCGCAGACCGCGGCCTCGAACCCGCCGCGGCGGCGGACTAGACGCGCCGCGGCGCGCGCCGTGCGGTAGCGTCCGCGCAGGGGCGCGGCCGGGTCGATCCCGCGGGCGCGGCGGCACCAGTCGGCCATGGTCAGGGCGCAGTCGCAGAGGCCCCAGGCGAAGTCGGCTCGGGCCATGGCGCGCAGGAAGACGCTCAGCTCTTCTCGGGGATCTCGGGATTCCACGGGCGCCTCCGGTTGACCATCTGGGCGATGTCGAACAGGCCGTCGTCGCCGGGATGGCGGCGCTGCTGGTCGGCGTGGGTGAGGTTGCCGAAGGGCGGCAGGCCCCGGCGGGAGAACCGGGTCTCGGCGGTGAGCTGGGCGGTCCAGCTGTCGGGCCCGGCGGCCGTGTGGGTCAGGCGGTCCATGACGCCGCGGTAGAGGGTGTAGGGCCCGCCGAGCGGCGCGAGGTCCGCGCCGTAGAGCTGCAGATAGACCGCGCAATCCCGGCCCTTCACCTGCGCGCGGGCATCGACGACGTCGGCGGCGATCGCGGGCCCGACGCCCGAGAGGGTGAAGGTGACGAGCGGGGCGAGGCCGCCGACCGGGCTCTCGATGTCGGAGACGGCGCCGAGGCCCCCCAGGCCCTGCCAGGTCTGGCCCCCGGCCCGGAGCGTGCCGAACCCGGCATGGACGCGCTGCGGCCGGTCGCGGAAGTCGAAGACCGCCAGGATCTCGGCCGTGATGGTCGCGCCGGCGAGCGCGGCCGCCCCGGCCGCGTCGAAGATCGGCACGGATCAGCGCCCCGTGCCGTAGCGCCGGCTGGCGACGGCGCTGCGCGCCGCGAGGGTGCGGCTCAGGCCGCGGTCGTAGGCGCCGAGCGCCGCGGTGATCTGCTCGGCGACGCCGGCCTGCGCCCCGCGCGCGTCGATCGTGTAGCTCCGGCTGTTGTCGACGCTCTGCGGGCCGGACGCGGTGCCGGGGGCGATCGGAACGATCGTGCCGTTGGTCTGCGGCACGAACAGCTCGCGGCCCATCTCGCCGACCGTGACCGGCTGGCCGGCGGCGACCGGGCCGCCATTGGCCCGGAACAGGCCGCCGAACAGCGTGCCGAGCAGGCCTAGCGGCGAGCCGCCGGCCAGGCCGAGGGTCGCGCCCGACGCGGGCGGCTCCGGAAGCGCCCTACCGTTTCCTGCGCCGCCGAGGCCGCCGAACAGGTTGCCCAGGAGCCCTCCGGTGGCGTTCGGCCCGGCGCTCGCCAGCGGCGCGGTGCCGAGCAGGCCGGCGAGCGGACCGGTGCCGGTCAGGAGCCCTGAGAGCATCGAGCGCTCCAGCTGCTTGGCGATGTCGCTCAGCACCGAGGCGAAGGACTTGCCGTTCACGATGGCCTCCGTGAGACCGTCGGCGGCGGCCTGCGCGAAGAACCGGGCCGCTTCGGCGCTCTGGCGCAGGGCCTGCTGGGCGTTCTCGGTGGCGTCCCGGTAGTGTTGCATGGCCTCGGCGGCCGACAGGACTCGGCTGCGCTCGTCCTCGTCGAGGAGCGGGTTCGCGCGCTTGCCGCGCTTGGCATCCTCCCGGGCGGCGGCCTCGGCCTTGGCCAGAGCCACCGCCTTCTCGCGCTCGACATTCGTCTTGCCGACGGTGTCCAGCTCGGCCTTCGCGGTGTCGCGGGCCTTCTCCAGCTGCTTGACCAGGGTCTCGACCGCGTCGAGGCTCTCGGCCTCGGATCCGCCCCGCCCCTTGTGCGCGTGCAGCGCCGGCAGCACCGCCGAGCGGTCGGGCCCCTTCGGCCGGACCTTGACGGCCAGCGGCGCCGGCGGCCCCTGCGTCTCCGGATCGACCAGGCCGGTGGCGCGGCCGGCCTCCTGGAGGAAAGTGAGCGGGTTGCCCGCCGTGAGCATCTTGCCGATCCCCGGGATCGACCCGACCAGCTCGCACACCTTGCCGACCATGCCGGCGACGGTCTCGTAGAGGTTCACGGCGATCTGCACGACGCGGGCGATCACCCGCTCGACGTCGAGGAAGGCCTGGTAGGTGTCGAGCACCGCGTTCGAGATGTCGCGCTGGATCGGCGCGAGCGCGCTGGCGAAGGTGTCGGCGATGTCCTTCGCCTTGGCGTCGAGCAGCCGGGCGCGCTCGACCTCGTCCTCGCCGACGATGCGCACGCCCGCGACCGTCGTGCTGGTGCTGTCGAGGGTCTCGCGCAGCTGGTTGGTCAGGTCGACGCCGCTGCGCAGCTGCCGCTCGAAATCCGGTCCGAAGAAGTGGCCGGCGAGATCGAAGGCCGCGAGGTCGCGCTGGTCGGCCCGGAGCTTGTCGATCAGGTCGAGCATGACCTTGATCTTCTCCTCCTGGGTGCCGGCGGCGTCGAAGCCGGCCTTGTCGGCGGCCGAGAGGTTGCCGGCGCGGACGTTCTGGGTGAGCCGCGCGTCGATCGCCGCGGCGTTCGTGCCGTCCTTGCCCTCGCCGATCCGGAGCTCGCTCGCGGCCCGGGCGTGCTGGAGCGCGGCGACCACCTGCTCGACGGTGAGGCCGAACTTCTCCGCGTCCAGGGTGGCGCGCTGGAAGAAGCCGGTGCCCACGCCCGCCTTCTCGGCTTCCCGGCCGATCCGGACGAACTCGGCGATGTGCGCGCGCGCGGCCTCGATCGAGGCGGCGACGCTGTCGAACACCAGCTTGGCGGCCTCGAAGCCGAGGAAGGCGGCGAGCAGCGTGTTGAGCGACGGGATCTGGGCGGCCACGCCCGAGACCGCGCCGGTGGTGGCCGACAGGCCGGTGCGGACAGCGGCGCCGGCGGTGTTCGAGCCGGCGGCCGCGCCCGTGAACGCCCGGACGACGCCCTCCAGGGTGGCCTTGTGGCGGTTGCGGCGTTGGCGGTGGCCGATGCGATCGCGCGCACGTCCTGGCCGACGGCGGCGGCGGCGCGCTGGGCGTTGGTGGCGAGGCCCTGGAGGGACGCGCCGAAGGTGTTGCTGTTGGCGGCCCCGCCCGACATGGCGACGCCGATCGTCGCCATGTTGCCGACGATCTGCGACGCCAGCGTCGCCATCGCGCCCTGGGCGCGGGACGTGTCGGCCGCGAAGGCGATGACGAGCGGTTCGGCCATGAGTCGGCCTTCGAGGCTGTTGTTACGGAAGATCTAAGGAGATCGCGGCTGTCAGCGTGCTGAATATTTATGTGGTATTTTAGAAAGTTACTTGCCTCGAAAAATCACGAGTGCATCAGTGTCGCCATCTTCAATATTACTTTATACCCATGGTCTATTTGTTATGATACTATCTATAACAGCGGTAATCACGGGCATCGAAGATCCTCAGATTGCCACCAACAGCGGTAGTGTCATTGATGTCACAGTTTTCGATGTTTTCAGGAACGGCCACCCGCGTATCTTGACCGTAAAGAAGATCTTAATCGATTATATTCGCGGTTGGGGAGCGCCTTCTACATGTGGAAATGCGGCCTACAAATCCTCGTTGTGCTGTCGGCGCCCACGATGTTGGGAGGATGTTTTGGGGTGGTAACCCCAGATTTGCATGAGCCGTTTCAGAGGCCGCTCGATCAATATGACAAAGAGAACACTATCTTAGCGCAGGTCAAGTGCGAGCTGAAGGAAGGTGTCACGAGGACGATCAACGCTTATTCAAAATCTGGTCCGGGATTAGGGTACGACGCGGAGTGGCTAACTCGCTGGGCGGCAAAAATCGATCTCAAAACAAGTGCTCAAGAAACTGGTGGGCTAAATCCTACTTTTTCGTACAATGATATTCCGCCAATTTTTAGCTTCGGCGCGGCCTTAGGCGGAAACGCTGATGCGACTAGGACCGAAAGTATTGGTATCACTTGGTCCGTACAGGAGCTTCTTCGAGAAAATATCGCGATACCTTGCAAGAAAATCGGCGGATATCAGATTGAGTCTGATCTCAAGATTTCTGATTTCCTGCAGCGTAAGGCATTTCTGGCCCGAGTGCCTGGAAATATCAGCAAGACCAAACTACAGTCACCCTACAGTGTTTTTAGCTATCAGTCGACATTCATCTCCAGTTATAATGGATCGATTAACCCGGCGTGGAAATTTACTCAAGTCGGGATCAATAATTCATCAACGCTTGCCAGCATTTCGAGATCAAGAACCGACGATATTACAATAACTATGGGGCCTGCGGAGAAGGATGAATTTGGTGGATATCGCCTGACGGAGACTGCTGAAGATGTTCGACGCGCCCTGCTATTCGGGCAAGCCGTTCGAACACGAATCTTTCCTGTGTTCTAGGAGATGACGCATCATGGCTGATGAGTTGCCGAAGACCGTCGATGAAGCTATCGCGAAAGGGTTTGAAATCAAAATTGACGAAGAAGACGGAACTCGAGACTTGCATAGATTTGACGCTAGAGTCCGCACGAAACTTATTCCAAATTGTACTCTCGCGACAGAAGGCCAAGCATGCGCGGAGACGCCTTGTATCGAAGGAAAAATGCGCAGGTATTACTGCACAGGCGGCCAGTGCTATCGTAGATTTACAGAGCACGATTGCCAATAACCACTCGGATTTTACAACGTATTGTCTTATATATCTCAGAATGTAAGCCTGCTTCATCGCCGATTGTGTGCATCGCCTTGCCCGATCACGTTGCATCTAAAGCCTCTTTGGGTAACGAGCAGGTCCACGTCGTCAAGCCCGCCCCGCCGCCATCTCCTCCGCCAACACCGCCAGGAACTCGTCCTCGCTGCCGCTCGCTTCCGGCGGCCCGTGGGCGGCGATGAAGGCCGCCACGACGACATGCCACTCGGCCAGCGTCATCCGGCGGATGTCCTCCGGCGCGAAGCCCGCGACCGCCCCGGCGCCGTAGAAGACCGAGAGGTCGCCGGGTCGGACGTTCTGGGTCAGGCGCGCGTCGATCGCCGCGCGAACGTCCTGGCCGACGGCTGCCGCTGGGCGTTGGTGGCGAGGCCCTGGAGGGACGCGCCGAACGTGTTGCTTTTGGCCGCGCCGCCCGCCATGGCGTCGCAGATCGTCGCCATGTTGCCGCCGATCTGCGACGCCAGGGTCGCCATCGCACCCTGAGCGTGGGTCGTGTCGGTCGCGAAGGCGATGACGAGCGGCTCGGCCATCGGTCATCCTCTCTGCTCCGTTGAAGGAGTAGCTGTGCACGGAAGACTTGGCGCGATTCGACGCGAACCGCTGGCACCCGACGGGGCCGGCGGTCCGCGATGTGTCGTTGCGGCCAGCGCGCCGATGCATCAGATCTAGGGGCGCGCGTCCTCGATGACCTTGAGCTAATCTGGAGAGACGAACTCTGCCGTGCGCACGAGCTTTCAGCGATTCCCGTGCGGAAAAATTTGGCAGACCTAAATTCCCGCTCCTTGTGCCAAGTTTAACCGTGCGTTCTGCGTCGCCGGCTCGGCCAATCTCTGGATGATCAGATCACCGATCACCTTCCTATCAGATCTTCCGAGTATGTCCGGATTGACAGCGGGATCCTCGGTCCATTTGCTGTGGCTGTAAGTCCGCTGAAATGACTCGCCGATGGCGAAGCCGATCGCGGCCGCGACGACCGTTGCGTACAAGATGAAGATGTAGACGATCGGATGGATAGCCGCGATCTGGAAGCCGTGTACCAGGGTGACGATGCTCGCAAGGAAGCTTGCTGCACCGGTGACGCCCGCTTGCTTCCAGGACCGGAGATGCGACAGGGGACGTTTCAATCTGGATTTATCGATATATTTGCCGGTGAAGTAGCCCGTGATTGCAGGAAGCAAGGCCCAGGCGAGCGCGATCCGAGCCGGATTGCCCGACATCATGACAAATGCAACCTGAATCGTCAGGCAGATCATATAGGAAACAGCTGCGCAAATCTCATTTTCCGGGGCCTCCGAAGATCCCCCGCGCGCATGCTTCGGAGCATAGAAGCGCTTCACAGCGAGGGCGACGACGACGGCCAAAGTATGGAGGGCCGCGGCCATGAGGGCCCACATGACGACCTGCTTGGGATCGACGGGCACATAGGTTCGGTACTGCGCCGGAACATTAAAACCGAAATTGTCGATGGTTACGGCATAAATAAAACTCGGTATTAGGGTCGATAGAATGACGCAAAGACCGACGATGAAAATAGCCTCCCAATGCCAACGTGGGAGATAAGTTACTTCAACACCGAAACCGAGGTTTTTGAGCCTCATGTCTATCCGCTCCGGACGTTGCTCGACCGCGAATACGGCCAGCGTACACAGCCTGCAAAATCGTAGCTTCAGGGCTTGAACCTCCGCCAGGAATGCACGCCTCTGAGCGGCAAATTCCTGGATCCCGGGCTTGTCAATCTGACTCATCAGATAATCGTCGATATTCTCCACATGGTCTGGGAGAATTTTGTCTTGCTGCTGAAAGTACTTAAAGAGTTGATCTCGAAGATTGTCGACACGTTGTCCGGCGTCGTCGATGTCTGATTGGATGATGCTCTGAAGCAGGGGTATCGGGCAGTTCAAAACGTACTTTTTGACGCTCTCACGAATGCAACGCAGTTCGAACCATGTCCGCTCCAGGGAGCCCGCTTCGCGTTCGGCTATCACTTCGCGAAAATGGTGGGTTCGAATGCCGGTGAAAATATCGCTGCCAATCGTCTGGTTCGGCTCATATTTGACGATCAATAAGTACTGAGCTGTCTGCTCCACGCCAGTTGGCACATTCGCGCCTTTGTGGAGCGCGCGAAGGATGAACCCGTCGACCTGCCTGAATACCGGAAAAGAAGTCAAAAGGCCGGTCAAAATAAATAGCGACCAAATTGCCCTCTCAGTGACAGTTTCTGGAAAATGAATTTGTCCTGTTGGGACGCTGGCGCCGGATAAATAGTAAATTGATTTGATCACTTCCGGTGAAAAGGTCATCACGACGAAAGCTGTTTCGAGCATGATGACATATTTGAGCATAAACCTTTGATATTGAGAGCGCGTTGTCGTGTATTTCGGTGGCGCCAAGCCATTGATACGGGATATAGCGGGATCCAGAGTAGATGGGCCCGCAGCTCGTTCCGAACCGCCGCTCAAAGCGTAATTTGGAGTGTTGAAGTGATAACTACCGAAGAAGAATAAGGCGATTACACCGACTGCTACGATCCAGTAATTGAGGATTGCCGTCTGTAGCCACGGCACTGGAACGCCGAACAGTATTTGAGGGAAATCAATCATGGACCCCTCCCAGCGGCCGAAGAGCAATGAACTTAGGTCTTCGGGGAGGAATGCAGTAAGTATGATCCATTGATTCGTGTCAATACAGTAATGGAACCCGCTTCTCGATGTTGGTGCGATCTGTCACGCCCGCCCAGCCGCCATCTCCTCCGCCAGCACCGCCAGGAACTCGTCCTCGCTGCCCCCCGCCTCCGGCGGCCCGTGCGCGGCGATGAAGGCCGCGATGACGACGTGCCACTCGGCCAGCGTCATCCGGCGGATGTCCTCCGGCGCGAAGCCTGCGACCGCCCCGGCGCCGTAGAAGACCGAGAGGTCGCCGGGTCGGCTGTCCCCTCCCCCTCGGCCGCGGCGTTTCCCGCCGCGTCGCCCGCCTTTGGCACGCCGTTGACGGCCGCGGCCACGATCCGGCCGGCGAGCGGCAGGTGGTCCATCAGCGGGTCGTCCTGGTAGCGCAGCACCAGCGCCGAGGCCGCGATCCCGCTCATGCCGCCGCCCTCCAGACCGAGGCGGATCGTGTCCCACACGTCCCGGTGCGAGAACTGGTGCGTGCCGAGCCGCATGAAGATCGCCCCGATCCCGGCCCCGCACAGCCGCTCCAGCTCGGCCATCTCGCCGAGCCGCAGCTGGAACCGGCACGGCCGGCCAGCGAAGTCGGCCGTCACCAGGGTGCGGCCGGTCTCCGCGCCGCTCACGTCCAGGGCCCCCAGGCGAGCGGGCCGTCGCCCCGGAACTGGCTGGTGAAGTTTACGATGCCGTTGTTGGCCTTCGTGATCTCGAAATTCTCCACGAACACCTTCCCCGACCACGTGCCGGCCCCGACGCCGTCCTTCGGGTCGATCCGGAACCGGTAGGGCACCGCCTCGTCGCTGGTGGCGTCGGCGCGGAACTCGTCGAGGTGATCGGCGGCGATCTGCCCGGCGATGCGCCCGCCCCAGGACCGCGAGGTCAGCACGCTCTTGCGGTCCGGGATGCCGGTCGGGTCGTCGCAATCGGCCACCGTGGCATCCTCGTAGCTGTTGGTCAGCGTCAGGGTGATCGAGGTGGCGAGGCAGATGAAGTGATAGGCCAGCGGCGTGCCGGAGCCGCGATAGGCGCGGAACCGGTTGCCGGGCAGAAGCGCGGGCTCGGCCATCGTTAGTCCTCCTGGCCCGGCAGCGGCCGGGCGATGGTGGTGCGCAGGTCCAGGAACACCGACTTCGCCTGCAGCGGGTCGATCACGTCGCCCGCCTGGACCACCTCGATCGGCGTGCGCAGGCCGTAGGGCTCGGCGAGCGGCAGGTCCGCCTGCTCGAGGCCGTTGAGCGCCGCGATCATGGCGTCGGCGAGCAGCCAGCCCTGGTCCCGGTCGTAGGCGGTCGAGACCGCGTAGAGCCGGGCCTGGATCGTCCAGGTGGCGACGCAGCTCTCCGCGTAGCCGGCCCGGCGCATCGGGCCGAGATAGGCATAGGGCGGCCGGGTCTCGGCCGCGTTCGGCTCGGCCCGGCCGATTCCGGCCGGCACCTCGTCGTAGAAGCGCTTGCCCACGAGGGCCGTGAAATCGGGATCGGCCTTCAGCCGGGACCGGAGCGCGTCGCGCAGGGCGAGCTCCGGCGTGGTCGGGCGGATCACAGCCCCTCCTCCCGGGCCGCGTCGCCGATGCCGTCATCGAGGGCGCGGCGCCAGTCGGCCAGGGCCTCACGAGCCGAATCATAGAAGAACGGATGGCCGGGCACGTCGGCTTCGTGGCTCGGGCGCACGCGCCGGCCGCCCTGCCCGGTCGTGTCGGCGAAGAGATCCGCATCCGCGTGCAGGCCGCCAGCGTGGTGGCCGGCCTCGACCGCTAGGGCGTAGTCGGTGCCGTCCCGGTCGGCCCAGGCCTCGACGACGTAGAGGTCGCCGTCGCGGCGGTAGCCGATGCCGTTGAGCAGCCGGCCGGTGTGCGCACCGTCTGGCGGGCATACTCGATGATGCTCGAATTGGTCCGGCCGGGCTGCAGCAGGGCGCGGATCGTCATCGGCCGCCGCGGCAGGCTGGTGCCGGCGACGCGGTCGGCCGGGACCAGGGCGGTCGAGGCCGAGGTGCCGGAGGCGCTGGCCGCGGTGATCGCCTTGACCTCGATGGCGAGCGAGCCCTTCCAGGCGTCGCCGCGCTGGCCCGCCGCCTTCACGGCTTCGCTCTCGGCGACGATGCGGCCGACGGATTTGTGCTCCTCACCGCCCGCGGGCGCGCCGCGGCGGGCGAGCTTCTGCTCCAGATCGCCGATGCGGGCGGTGAGGCCGCCCATCTCGGCGAGCGCCTTGTCGGCGTTGGCCTTCGTCTCGTCGGTGACCTTGCCGAGGTTCTTGATCTCCGCCTCGGCCTTCTCGGCGAAGGTCTTCACCTCGTCGGTGGCCTTCTTCAGGTCGGCCGTGAGCGTGGTGAAATCGGCGCCGCCGCCCTCGCTGGGCTTGTCGAGGGCGACGCGCGGCATCCCGGGAATGGCGCAGGCGGCCAGGAACGCGGCCGGGACGGCGCCGGCCTGTGAGCGAAGTCGGGTCATGATGCGGGTCCTTCAGAGTTGCGGGAGCCGGAAACCGGAGAGCAGCGCGCGGAGCGCCGCGGCGTTCGCAGGTTCTGCCGAACCCTCGTCCGGAGGGGCAGCCTTGAACCGGCGTTCGGCGCAGGCGCGGGCCTGTGCGTGCGAGAGGCCGAATTCCTCCCGAAGCATGGCCTCGACGTCGCGCAGGGTCGGCGTGACCTTCCAGGCGTCGAGATCCTCGGGCGCGCGCTGTCCGGTCAGGGCCTCGAACCCATCGCGCAGGTGGTTCATCACCTGGGCGCGCTCTTTCAGCGGAGCGCCGCCGTAGCCGTCGCCGGACAGGTGCCGGTCGTGCAGGCGCATCGCCGCGGCGATCGCGGCGGCGGCCGCTGCCGCATCGGGCTGGGCCCGGGCGCTCTTGACCGCATCGATCAGCGCCAGGCCGTTCGAGGGCGTGTCGACGAGGCTGATCTCGCCGAGATGGATTGCCTTCAGGCTACGGCGCGGCTCGCCGGCCTTGGTGCCGTAGACGGCGCCGCCGGGGGCGACCCGGTAGCCGATCGACAGGCCCGGGAACGCGCCGTCCTTCACCCGCTCGAACAGGTTGCGGCCGGCATCGGTGTTCATGCCGGAGATCCGGCCCTTGGCGCGCAGGTCGCGTTCGTCCTCGGCGAGGTCGGTCCAGATTCCGACGGCGCGCTGGCCGCCGAGCTGCGGCAGGCCGTGATTGACGTGCATCGGCAGCGTGCCGCCGGCGGCTTTCCGCTCGGCCAGCGTCGCGGTGAACGCGCCCGGCAGGATCCGGTCGCCGTGCTGGTCGATGTTGCCGAAGACGGCGCCGTAGCCCTCGAAGGTGCCGGCCTCGGCGGCGTCGGCGAATTTCAGCTCAAGGGGGGCGACGATGAAGTCCGGATGCATGGGCGGCCTACGGAGTGGTCGGTTGTGCGATGACCGATCCGGGCTCGACCGGCCGCTCGCGTGGCATCGTCGCGACAAGGCCGAGATCGTCGATCGGCAGGAGGTTCGCCTGGACCGTGAGCTTGGCCGCCCCGCCGCCGCGGCGGTCGAGGTTCTCCTTCTCGCGGATCTCGTCGCGATCCATGATCCCGTTCTGCGCGAAGGACGCGTAGAGCTTGGCCCGGGCCGCGCTGTCGGCACGCAAGAGGCCCTCGACGGCGAATTCGGCGTAGAGGGTCGCCCGCTCGGCCGGCTCGATCAGGCGCAGATTGATCGCCGCCTCGATCCGCCGGAGCTGCGCCCGCAGGCAAGACCCGGCTGGCGCGGGCG